TACACGAACGAAAATGTCGTTGAGTATTTCAACCGCATCTTCCCGAAGACTTCTGATCGTAAGAAGGAAATGGGTGCGACGGTCGAGGCGCATAGTCGTGCGGCTCAGTTGGCTGTTGATATGCTTGACACTCAGCCTGGTGCGGACTATGCTCCGGGTAGCTGGTGGAATGCCTATAACAGCGTTACCTTCCTGACTGACCATGTGCTGGGTCGCTCTAACGACACTCGCATGACCTCTGCTTGGTTTGGTGCCAATCAGGCTCGTAAGGTTCAGGCTCTGTACTTGGCTCTCGAAATGGCTGAGGCTGCTTAATCCTCGAGTCCTGAGCATGACTTTAAAAGGCTTTTTATTTTATAGGAGAGAATTATGCAAACTGTAAATCTTGATCTTAGCATCAACACAATTGATAGTATTGTAATTGAGAGACTTCAGGAATCTGCTGAGACCTTGGCAGAGTGTATAAAGAAAGATGTCGCTCGAGTTGCAGATGCTAAAAGGACTGATGCTTTGTTTATGGACATTGATGATAGTATCCGCATGCTTCGTAAGTTGAATAGCGTCATTAAGTATTTTGGTGGAGATCCAGTTGATTGGACTGGTTATAAATAATAAGTAACAAAACTAGGTGCTGAATGAATTATGGTGAAAAATATCTTTAACCACTTCCGCAAAATGGAAGATGGTAGCGTGTATGTTGGTAATCATCTTATCCTAGACCTGTGGGGTATAGAGAATAACAAGTTTAGTGAGGGAGATCTAGTTCATCAGTTCTCCCTTGCTTGTCAGGACGCCGGAGCTACTGTACTAAGCGAACATGTACATGAGTTTGGTGAAGATTGTGGTACTACGGGTGTTGTTGTTCTAGCAGAGAGTCATCTGTCTTGGCATCACTACCCAGAGGTGAATTATATCGCCATAGATATTTTTATGTGCGGTAATGCTGATCCTCTTAAGGCTGTTCCACGAATACTCGAGTATTTAAAACCCACTCGTAAGACTACCGATTTAATTCGGCGAGGAGTATTAAATAATCCAGTAGAGTACAGTGTAGTTATTAAAGCTTGACTTAAATGTTCGTGTATAGTATAATGATTGTGTTGTTAATTAATTAAGGAGAATAAAATGGTATATGTTGTAGTTGTTGTGGTTCTTGTTGCATTATATCTCATCTTTGGGAATACTATCCGGTCGTTCATCATGAAAGAAGAGAAGGTACTTGTTCCTGTTGCTAAGATGCATCTCGATGCTCTCAAGGAAGAAGCAAAGAAGATCGATGAAGATGTTAAGACTGAAGTTAAGAAGGTTGTAGCCAAGGTCAAGGATACTGAAAAGAAGATTGAGACCAAGGTTAAGGCTTCTGCTAAGAAGATGACTGGTAAGAAGAAGAAGTAATTGTTAAGCTTAGAGATCCAAGAGAATATTAAAACTTTCAAACCATTCTTCGTTAAGAGTGCGGTGAAAGATTTATTCTCTTGGGAAGAGCTAGAAACATTAATTAATCTTCAGCCAATGTGTAGTCGTTCTAGGTTTTATCCTGTACGATACAAAGGCGAAAGAGATCCAAGATCTCTTCTTAAAATAAATTGGGAAATAGAAGCCTGGAATAAAGATCCTTCATGTTTTCCAAATCATCTTAGGAGAGAGTTTATCAAAGAAGCTATTTGTTATTTCACAGATACTAGTAAAGCAAACAAAAAAATAAATACTGTTTGTGCTGAAATAGAAACAGTTACTGGGATGAATTGTGATGCTCATATTTATTTTGATCTGAGAAAGATACCTTCTACTGGATTTCCTATCCATAATGATAGAAGTCATAATATCATTATTCAGGTTGAAGGATCTTCTCATGTCAGAGTTTGGGAGCATCCTTGTTTAACTGAAGATCAAGAAACTAAAGATCCAGGATACGATCCTATTGTTGATGTATTAATGGAACCAGGTGATCTTGTTTTTGTACCTATAAGGCACTGGCATGAATTTGTTTCTAACACACAAAGATTATCAATAAGCTTTCCATTCAATCCTATAGGTGATGTTAAACAGCAAAGAGACTGGATTGATATTAAAGAATTAGTCGTTGATGTTACTTGATTAGCGTTCTGGACTCGGGGGCAGTACCCGACGCCTCCACCATTGCGGGGGCGCCACAGGATCGACAGGCGAGGATAGGGTAACGGAGATTAATCGGTAGATACCACCGTGACGGATCAAATGTAAATGCTAACGATAATGGAAGCATTGCTCTAGCCGCATAAGCTAGACTTGGGTTCGGTGGGTTCCTAGAAACAGAATACCCACCACCTTTCAACCAAGAGGATATATTATGCCAAAGACTAAAATGGAAAAGCGAAAAGAAGCACTAGTGCGTATGGAGCGTGGTCCTAAGAATCCTGACTCAGACATGCGCGCGAAGAAGTATCCTCGCAGTGCTGAGAAGCGTCTTGAAGATATCGCTCATCTAAAAACTCTAATTGGCTGGTCATGACCGCACTTAAACTGAAGACACCTGCAGAATTTGCGCATGAGATCGAAGAACTAGTATGGGAACTTGACATCGAGTATATTGATGCTGTTATCCTGTACTGTGATCGTAATAAGATTGAAGTAGAAACAGCAGCATCTTTTATCAAGTTGAACTCTAATATGAAGAGTAAGGTGCAGGGTGAAGCTGAAACTCTAAACTATCTACCCAAGATAGCGAGGCTTCCTAACGTATGACACCATATGAGACTTATGTCTTGTACTCTGCTCTGAAAAATCATTTTACCACAGAGTCATATGATTTCATAAAATATAATGGTAAGATTAAAACATCTATTGATCAATTCCAAACTCGTAAGGATAGGTTCTTCTTCGCTAAGTTAGCCAAGAGAAAGGATGTCAAAGACTTTTTAATATCAAATTTTATCATTGGTGAGTCTAATCTTTGGGTAGGTGATCTAGTCGGTAATTGTAAATACGAACAGATCTATGTCGACTGGAAGAAAAGATTTCAAGCACTATCATATTATTTTGAACAAGAGCTAAAAAACTGCTTGACTTCATTAGATGAAAACGTTATAGTAAAGAATCAACAGCATCCCTTTCTGCTGAAGATATTCCTTCGTAAGAAGATAAGCATAGAGAGTCTAATCATACTAGATGATCTCTTAGGTTTCTCCGAGCATTGGAATAAAGAACTGGGTGACGATATTGTGTGGAAGGAAGTTAATTTGTTATGTAAAAAATATCGTCCCTTTCTAAATTATGATAAACAGAAAATGCGAAATATTGCCTTGACTGTTTTTGATAAATAGGTTATATTATTGAGTACGTGGATAATCACATATACAAACATACAAACATACGGAGAATACTAATGGATTTTGCTACACTAAAGAACTCACGTTCGTCTGAACTAACTAAGCTAACTGCTCAGCTTAAGAAGATTAATACCAATGAGAATGCTTCATCTGCGGATGATCGCTTCTGGTATCCTGAAGTAGACAAGACTGGCAATGGCTATGCCGTTGTTCGCTTCCTACCTGCTCCTGCCGCTGAAGACGTGCCTTTCGTACGCACTTGGGGTCATGGGTTTAAGGGTCAAACCAGCGGCAAGTGGTACATCGAAAACTCTCTAACAACAATCAACAAGCCTGATCCAGTCAGCGAGTATAATACTCAGCTCTGGAACTCGACCACTGATGACAACTCACCTGCTCGTAAGCAAGCTCGTGACCAGAAGCGCAAGCTAACCTATATCAGCAATGTGTATATCGTCAGCGACCCTTCGAAGCCACAGAACGAAGGTAAGGTGTTCCTCTTCAAGTATGGTAAGAAGATCTTCGATAAGCTTAATGAGGCGATGAATCCTCAGTTCGCTGATGAGAAGCCTTTGAATCCCTTTGATCTCTGGGAAGGTGCCAGCTTCAAGATCAAGATCCGTCAGGTCGAAGGCTATCGTAACTACGACAAGTCTGAGTTCTCGGATCGTGGTCCTCTGAACAATGATGATGGTGAACTAGAGCGTATCTGGAAGTCAGCCCACTCGCTCCAGGCGTTCCTGGACCCGAAGAACTTTAAGGAGTACGATACCCTTAAGACTAAGCTAAATGACGTTCTGGGACTGACTGCAAAGGTCTCCAGGGAGTTCCAGGAGGACGCTCCAGTAGCGTCGGCTCCCAAGCTCCGGGAAGTATCCGCCCCATCGGTCGGAGCCTCTGCAGCCGCCTCAGATGACGATGACGATCTTAGCTACTTTAAGAAGCTTGCTAACGACTAGTCCTAATCCTATTGGGTGAACTTGGGGGTGGAGAAATCCATCCCCATTTTTTTATACTGCGTGGTGACTCTGGCCAGCTGGAGCATTATCTACATCAAAATGCTTATCCAAAGATGGTCCAGGAGGAACACTCCTATTTGCTGGAGTGTCGTTAGAAGCGACTCTGATATTTTTATTAATAATGATTGGCGCTGGTGTTAAACTTTTTGCCACAGCCTTGGTTCCTAACGGTCGACCACCATGTAAAGATATTAAAGTTTTTGCCCACTGAGGAGCACCATCATAAGTGTATCCCGGAGCATTACCCCAAGCCATCGGCGTTTTGTGTGCTGTGTCAAGATGTAGATGGTCACCTTCAGCACCAATACCAGTGAATCCTAAATTTAAAGCTTCTTCAGAAATTTTCTCTTGGTCAGCATCACTCAGTTTTTCATTTGTTACAGAAATATCTACTGCTTTACCAAGTACGTGTGGATTTGTAGCACTACCGCCCGTTGTCATCTTACCAACTTTAGCACCTAACTCTCTTTTACCACTAGTAATTCTTAAATTTTTATTTGTCTTTTTTTGTAGTGCAGATATCATAGATAACACTTGAGGATCTACACCATCAACGGAAATTCCCTTTTTAGTAATAATTCCTTCTTTATCTTTAGATGTTAAGGGGGAAACTGCAGCGACCTGTTTAGATACTGTGGGTTTTGTTTCTGGTTTCTTTTCTGCAGGTGACACCGGTGGTGTTTCAGTAGCATCTGCCTTTTTATCAGTTTTATCAGGAGCAGCTACCTTTTTATCAGTTTTATCAGGAGCA